CGCACTTCGTATTCGGGGAAAACAATCTCTATCAGTTCGCCGGTTTTCAGATAATTACGTCCCAGACGGGAAAGGTCTTCTTGTGTCAAGTAGGAACTAAAAAATTTTTGAGATTTTACAAGCCGTTCATAGGTGGAAAACCACCCGTGAACGGCTTGTAACATTCAGCCTATTTGATTTCTGCTTTCTCAAAGATGTCTTTGAACTTCCAGACGATTTCGATGTTGTTCTGTCCATGAACATAGATAACAGAGATCAGCGCATGGGCAAGCTCGTAAGTAAGCCCTTCGCATTTCTGGAACTCGCCGACCACCTTGTCAAGTCTCTCATCGGAGCAGGGATGCTCAGAATCAAGCTCCAGCATCCGCTCATGGCCTTGCCGGATTGCTTCTTCATTTTCGACTATCTTGGCGTCCACCTCAGCTTTTCGCTTGAGATATTCCGCCTTTGTGATGCTGGCCGAAGTGTACTTCTCATACAGTCGGAGCTTGACTCCCTTGAGCTGTTCAGACTGCTTTTGCAGATCGCGGATTGTATCGGCACATTCTGAGATAGCAGATTTTCTCCGCTTGCTGATCTCATGTTCTTTGACTGCTTTCTTTTCGACCAACGCGAGCATTTGTCCAATCGCATTGTATGCCGTGTTTTCAATCCATGCCTCGCTGTACCTCTCACCAACCGGACACTCTGTATCGCGGTCATGCGTCGAGTGGGTACACTGGTAGAAATATCCGCCCTCATTCCTGAGCTTGCGCCGGGTAAGGGCGCGTTTGCAGTTGCCGCAGCACACAAGGCCTTTGAGTGGGTAATAGTGCGGGTTCCGTTCGGGTTTCTTTGCGCCTCCCCGGATAACGGCCTGTGCCAGCTCGAACTCTTCTTTGCTGACAATGGCTTCGTGCATCCCTTCGACAATGATCCAGTCCTCTTTCTCTTGTGAAATAGTTTTCCGAGAACCAACACCGCCAGATTTTCGCTTGTGGCCGACCGTTGCCCCTGTGTAAACATAGCTGGTCAGGAGCTTGTAGACCATAGAAGCCGTCCAGCTTATCTTGTCGCTCATATAGCTGAATTTCTTCTTGTCGGGATGTTTTCCCTTGAAATATTGCCCCGGCGTCGGGATGTTGTCATCGTTCAGACTGAGGGCAATCTGTGAGGTATTCCTGCCTTCAAGAGCTTCATCGAAGACCCTGCGCACGACCTCTGCGGCCTCCGGGTCAAGCTTGAGCTTGTTGCGGATTTCGGGATGAAGCACATAGCCGTAAGGAGCGTAGCCGCCCACATACTTGCCTTGCTTCATCATCTGGATTTTTGCCGTTGTCGTTTTGACAGAAAGATCCTTGCTGTATGCGGCATAGATGATGCTGCGCATGACAACCTCAAGGCCACCGGTTGTTCCCTTGTAATCGTCGCTGTCATAGCCGTCGTTGATGGAGATAAAGCGAACGCCCATGAACGGGAAAGTGCATTCGAGATAATTGCCCGTCTCGATGTAATCACGAGAAAAGCGGGAAAAATCTTTGACGCAGATCAGGTTGATCTCCCCGTGCCGGACTTTCTCCATCATCGCCGAGAACTGAGGACGATGAAAATTTGTCCCGGTATAGCCATCATCCGCGAACTCAAGTCTCGGATATTTGGAAAGCGTCGGATGGTTGTCAAGGTAGCGGTTGATGAGCATACGCTGGTTGCCGATGCTGTCACTCTCGGCCTTGCTTCCGTTTCCGGTATCTTCATCAGCCATAGAGAGGCGGATGTAGATACCGATTGTGTAGTCTTTGTTCATTTACATCGCCTCCTGAACTTCTTTGATACTCTGAATGGTCAGCTCGTAGATGTCACCGTACTTCATGACCAGTTCGACAGCGCCGCCCTCATGGACTTTGACCAATTCAACAGACTCGTCTACTAAATCCTGAGAGAGCTGCGTTGCCGTGCTGACGGATTTCATCAAGGTAATCCACTTGTTATCGACCGACATAGCTTCGTCGAACTTGCTCCGGCGCTGTACTGCCTCATCCAGACGGCGGGACAGGTCAGCGTATTGTTCGTCATAGCTCTTCTTGGCAAAGGAGTATTCCGCTTCATCCAGAAGCCCTTCGGCATAATCCTCGTAGAGGCGTGTCCGCTTCTTAGAAACGCCGTTGAGCCGCAGATTCAGGCTTGTAATGAGGGCATTTTGTTGATCTCGGATGTTTTTCTCGCCCTCGCTGCCCCTGAGCTTATCCAGCAGCTTGTCATAATCAAGCGCTGCCTTGACTTGAAGCTGGATCGCTGCAAGCACATTCGCTTCAAGCGTGTCCTGCCTCGTATAATGGGAAGTACAATGCTCATAGCGCCGACCTACTGAGGTACTGCATTCATAGAAGGCATACCAGCGCTTCCGCTTGTCCTTGTCGATCCGTTTCCGGTGGAAGTACATCTTCTTCCCGCAATCAGCGCAGACGATTTTTCCCTCGAAAAGGTTTACGAGCGTTGCCCGGATTTCCTCGGTTTTCTGCATACTCGTCTGGCGAGCCTCAGAAGCCGCTTGGAGGATGTCCTGCACCTTCTGGAAGTCTTCACGGGAAATAAGCGCTTCGTGCGTGTTCGGGAACACAATCCACTTATCCTTGTCCTTGACATTATGGGATTTGATGCCCTTGTAGATCGCCTTCATGGAGCGGCCAAGGACGGTATCACCCACATAATGCGGATTGCTCAGGATGCCGTACAGCGTTGAACTGTACCAGCCTTTGCAGGAGCAGCCGTCGCCTTTGCGGGTTCCGTTCTGGCGTTTCCGCAGCTCCGTATTTGGCGCACCCAGCCGGTCAAGCTCGTTAAGGATCGTCGGGATCGACCAGCCTTCGATTTTCCACTGGAACATGAGCCGCACATACTGCGCTGTCTCTTCGTCAATGACCATGTTTGTATGGTCTTCATTCCACCGGTAGCCATACGGAAGATTGCGCTTCTGGAAGGTCCCTTGCTCCATCTGTGCTTTCAAGGCGGTGGAGACTTTCCGGGAAATGTCCTTCGAGTACAGGGCGTTGATCATGTTTTGCAGCGGGATTATCAGACTCTCATTTGAACCGTCTGTATCAAAGTTGTCGTAGTGTTCCTTGATGGCAATAAACCGCAAGCCAATCTGTGGAAAAATGCGCTCAAGGTAGGTTCCGGTTTCTATGTAGTCACGGCCAAAACGGCTGAGATCGCGGACTACAAGGCATTTGATCCTGCCGCTCTTGATGTCGGTCATCAGGCGGTTAAACTCCGGCCTGTTGAAAACCGTCCCCGTTCGTCCGTTATCCACATAGACATCGACAAGATCAAGATAAGGACACCCTGCGATATAGGACTTGCATATCTCAATCTGATTGGTGATGACATCCACCTTTTCAGATTTGCCGCTGTTCTCCACGGAGAGACGGGCATAAATGGCTGTCGGGAAGATTTGCAGCGGTGCTGCTTCGCAAACCGGCTCTGCGGCTGCGATTTTTCTGCTTTTTCGTGCCATACGCTCATCCCTCCTTTATCCGGCAATGGCAAGTTCGTCGGCATAGCCGAGAACATATTCAAGTGTCTGCTGATACTCGTCTTTGTACTTGAAGACAATCTCTATCGCGTGATCCTCATAAATCAGGATGCGGTCAACCAGCGCCATAAGGACGCGGCGGTTCAGTTCTTCAATGTTTTCATACTGCTTGAAGAGCGTGACCCAGTTCCGTTCCGTAGCCCCGGTTGCGACCGACTGCTTCATTTCCTTCTTCACCCGAAGAAGAGCTTCCTGCTTTTCCTCAATGATTTTGGTGTAGCTGTTGCGGAACTCAAAGTATTCCGACTTGTCGATGATCCCATCCGAGAGGTCTTCATAGAGCCGGAGCTTGAGCTTCTGATAGCGCTCAATCTCTTCTTCGAGCTTCGCAATCTGCGCTTCATAGTTGAATGCCTTGCGGTTCTGAGAAGGAAGCCGCTCGATCATCTCAAGCGCTTTTTCCAGATTGACCACAAGCTCGATCTGGTCATGGATGGCACGGAACACCTTTTCCTCAACCTCTTTTGCGCTGATGCTGTGTGGGCTGCAGGTCCGGTTATGCTTATTCGTTGAGCAGACATAGTAGATGTATTTCTTTGTCTTCGACGGGACGGTCTTGCGTGTCATAGACTGCTGGCAGTCCCCACAGAACAGGAAGCCGGAAAACAGGTGTGCCTCATCCTGATCAGGCGAGCAGCGCATATCCCGCTTCATCATGGTCTTGACGGCCATGAAATCCTCATAGGAAACAAGCGCTTCGTGCGCCCCCTCGACCTTGACCCACTCGATTTCGTCTTTCGGCTGCACAACGCGCACCTTGTAGTTTGGCGTACCGCGCTTGCCTTGGGCAAGGACACCGATATATACCTCATTAGTGAGGATGCGCTGGACAGCCTTGTAAGTCCACTTTGCAGTGTCGCCGGTCTTGAAGACGGTATCGAACTTCACTCCCGCCGAGTGCTTATACTCCATTGGAGAAAGCACGCCCATCTGATTCAGCCTTGCAGCAATGCGACCGATGGAGAAGCCATCCTTGTACATGGCAAAGATCATCTGCACATACTCGCTGACGGCCTCATCGACGATAAGCTGGTTTTTGTTATTCGGCGATTTCTTGTAGCCATAGGGCGCGAATGCCCCGACGAACTCACCGTTCTTTTGCTTGACCTCCAAGCTGGATCGGATTTTCATGGATATATCCTTGCAGTAGGAGTCGTTGATGAGGTTTTTGAACGGGATAACAAAGGAATCCGACTGCGGATCGCCGGTCAGGCTGTCGTAAGCGTCGTTGACCGCGATAAAGCGGATGCCGAGCTGCGGGAATATCTTTTCCAGATACCGACCGCCGTCGATGTAGTTTCTCGAAAAGCGGCTGAGGTCTTTGACCACGATGCAGTCAATCGCGCCTTTGCGGATTGCGTCTTCGAGCTTTTTGAAGTTTGGACGATTGAAGGAAACACCGCTATAACCATCGTCAACGAACGGCTCACAGACAATTTCCAGATCGTCATGCCGTGCAATGTAGTCCTCGCAAATGGCTCTTTGGCTTGCAATGGAGTTGCTTTCAACTTTGTCCCCGTCTTCACGGGACAGGCGGCAGTAAATTGCCGTCCGGTAAACTTTTCCGGGCATAAAAATAACCTCCGTTTTCTGTTTGGTGTGATACATCAAATCAGAAAGACGAAGGCTTCTGCTTCTTGTATGAGGAAAACACGATAAAGCCACATGACCCTCAAAGGCAGCGGCTTAGTCCGTGTATTCTTTTTTGACCTGACTTCATTGTATCACAGGCTCAATCGCTTGTCCATAGAACCGGGCGAAAAGATTCAGTTTGTTCATAATCAAAGTCCTCTCAGATAATGTTCCAGACAGTCCTCCAAGGTGGTGTCTGTCTTCGAGAAGCTGATCTTCACGACGGTCTTCCCGTCCAGATAGCAATACGGGTTTCTGATCTGTCGGATAAAATCCCGCAGCCGGTCATCCTGCGCAGCCGCAGGCTCAAGCCGGATGCTGTCCCGCTGGACAAGGGTACTGCGGTCAACCGTCTTCGGGTTGACGCTTCTCATGGTTTCTACGCTCATCATATTACAAACACCTCCCTGATGATGTGAACTTGTATTCAGGACAAAAGGATATGGCGGAGCGCCGGTTAGGGACACTCCGCCACATAGTTTTCATCCTGAAAACTTGTATGCTGAATGTAGCTAATTGGTTTGTTTCGTGTTCCGGCATATTTGCAGCTCGCACCCCTGCCAGAAGAGCCTTGCGGCTCCGGGAATGCTACGGACTACCAACGGTTAATCGGTATCATGGGACTCTCACCCCTCCGAGGAACGCTCCGAGCCGCCCCCGGCAATCCGGGGACGGAAGTATCATTATACCCAACTTCTCCATCATGGCGAACAGCCGCACCACACGGCAGTTTAGCCTCTCTGTTGATCGCTCGCTTCCGTGAGGAAGGTCTTGGCGGCAGAAGGCAAGTCGCTTCGAGAAAAGAGGAAAGATCCGCAGCACTGGATATTCTGTTTTCAAGGTACTGTGAAGCCGGTCTTGATTGACCCCTTCACTTTACAACGGACATTTTTTGAGCGAATTAGCGGGTCTCTCAAAAAATTTTTTTGAATTTTTTTCTGATCGCATCCCGCGTGTCTTTGACAGTGGAAAACGAAAGGCCGTCCTGCTTGGCATACGACAGCATACTCATGTTGCCGCGCATACAATTCATGTACACATCAAGCTGCGGCTTAGTCAGGCTGCGGATAAATTCCTGTTCGAGCAAGCCGGTGATAATGTCTTCCTCCATCTTTTCCGGGGACTCCAGCCATGCGGATGCCTTTACATCATCTTCCGGCACAGCGTCCAGCGACAGCATAGTGGAAGGCTGCGCATCCTCGCTGTCTTCGCTGTCAGATGCTCCCCCGGTATCGTAGGAGCGCCGGAGCTTCTTTTCCTCATTGCGGAGTGCTTTCATGACCTCGCGGTCAACCTCCGTAGTCTCGCCGGTGGCCTTCACGCGCACCATGCACTTGCCGTCCTCGGTAGTCCAGAGGTCGTAGTCGAACTCAACGGGTGTTTTGGGGATTCTTTTCATTGTCTTGTCCTTTCCGCTGGCTCGGAGCAGCGGATGGACAAGACTAAAAAAGAGCCGCATGACGGTGAGCTGATCTTCCCATACCGATAAAACAGAGCTTAGAAAACTCTGTTCATGCGGCATTAGGAAGACTCACCAATCAGCGGCTCCACAGCACAGCTATAAAATATTGAATTTTATTTGTTATCTCCTTACCTTCTGTGAAGGCGGAGGTATAACCGTCTCATGTTGATCACATCAAATACGGTTTCCCGGCCACAGGCTTTGCACTTGGCCTGTATGTGACCACGGGAATCCTCGAATACAGCGATAGCGTTATGCCCACAATATGGGCATTTCACCATGCGCATCTTCTGGTTGACAATGGCGCATCGCGCCCTGCGGATTTTCTCCTGCATCTCCGGTGAAGGCTCTGAGACACGAA